ATGATAAAAAAAGAATGGTTATTTATGCAGACGCCAAAAGAGAAAGCGTACCAATTAGCAAAGGCTTTTTATGTGGAGACTACGACAAGCAAAGAGGCGAAACAATGCGCAAAAGTACATATCACTTTGATACTAGAGAGCGAGATACTAAAGCCGTCTAATAATCAAACTATAGAGTATTATCAAGAAGTATTAACCCAAATAAATAAGCTATGAAAAACCAAACTAACCGCTACAGATTAACAGCAAAGGAAGAGGCTAGTCTTTTAGAGATGCGAGCTAAAGCCGAAAAAAGTAGAGTCCTAGTAATAGGAGATATACATTTGCCATTTGAACGTAAAGACTACCTACAATTTTGCAAGGATACATACAAAGAGTATCAATGTAATAGAGTGGTTTTTATTGGCGATATAATAGACTCGCATTACTCTAGCTTTCACGCTACGGATCCCGACGGACTAGGAGGAGGCGCAGAGCTTGAGATGGTAATAGAGCAGGTAAAAGATTGGTATAAAGCATTTCCAGACGCTGAGGTTTGTATAGGAAATCACGACGCTATTATAATGCGCAAGGCTTTCGATAGTGGCGTTCCTAAAGTTTGGATAAAAGAGTTTAACGACGTTTTAAAAACGCCCAACTGGCAATGGGTAACGGATACCTATATCGACGGCGTGCGATATGTACATGGTCATAAAAGCTCAAAAGCAAGGACAGCAGCTCGTAGGGATATGGTCTCCACAGTTACAGGGCATTTTCACACAGATTTTTATATCGATTATATGTTTGGAAAGACTAGAGCTATATTTGCTATGGCTGTAGGGTGTGGAATAGACGACTCGCAGTATGCTTTTGCTTACGCCGCAGGGGGTAAAAAGAACGCTATAGGTTGCGCTGTAGTATTGAACGGCGGCGAGACTCCGATACTCGTTAAAATGAATCTAGAAAAATACAAGGATTAAAATTTGCAATACATAAAAATAAATATTAACTTTAAGCCAAATTAATGGATATAGAAATAACAGACAGTAAGAAAGACCACTACTATTTAACAATTAACAAGATAAAACTCGGCGAGTTTGAACGTTCAGACCTGCGCCATCTAATAGAGAAAATCGATAACCAAATATAATAACTATGAAAGTAACAGGAAAGATTACAAAGGTGTTAGATACACAAAAAGGAACGTCCGCAGCAGGTAAAGAATGGCAAAAGCTATCTTTTATCCTAGAGACTACAGAGGACTATAATAACCTCTATTGCTTTGACGTATTCGGAGACGAGAAAGTAGAGCAGTTTTTGAAATACAATAAAGTCGGGCAAGAGGTAGACGTAAGTTTTAACGTACAAACAAACGAGTATAAAGGAAAGTATTATACTAGCTTGCAGTCTTGGAAAATATTTAAGGCAGAGGCAGGGGAGACAGCTCCAGAGGTAGCTCAAGAGGAGGCAGACGATTTGCCGTTTTAATAATTCGGGGAGTTAGCGCTCCCCTTTATTTTTTATATATGAAAGACAAAATACTAGAAGATTTAAAAGCAGAGTTTGACGCTCGCTCGGAGGCAGGGATAAAAAAATATAATACTACTCTGGAGGATAACAACAGAGACGACTTTTTGCAACACTTAAAAGAGGAGTTAATGGACGCCGCTTTGTATATCCAAAAGCTGCAATCTGTAGAGCCTAATTACTGTAAGTGTAATATAACCTATACACTTAATGAATGATAGCGGAGATATTACAGCAAAGTTTACAGCTACAGAAAGAGCTATCGACGAGCTACAACAGCCGACTATTGAAATCGAGAGAACTCGCAACGCAATACGAGAAACTCAAAAAAGAAACGACGGACTTAGAGCAGAGCTTGAGGCAATCCAAAAAAGAATTGAGAAAGGTTATAAAGCAATACGAGAAAGCTCAAACGAGCAGCAGAGAATTGCAAGCGTTAAAAAAGAAATCTCAAGACTTGGAGGTCTTATTGCGTGGCAAGACAACCGCAGCAAACAATTTAAAACAATTATCGAAAGGGGTTATTAATAATAAGCATATTTTGCAATGAAAATAAATAAAACATACAACGAGAATTGCCTTGATACAATGGCGAGAATGGAAGATAACTTTATAGACTTAACTGTTACATCACCTCCTTATGACAACCTAAGGAAGTACAACGGCTATAGCTTTGACTTTGAGAGTATAGCTAAAGAGCTTTACAGAACTACCAAAGAAGGCGGTGTAGTTGTTTGGATAGTTGGAGATGCTACAATAAAAGGAAGTGAGACTGGCACAAGTTTTAAACAAGCATTATATTTTAAAGAATGTGGTTTTAACTTACACGATACAATGATTTATGAAAAAAGTGGAATTATGCCAAGTAGAAACAGATATTGCCAAATGTTTGAATATATGTTTGTATTAAGTAAAGGAAAACCAAAGACAACCAACTTGCTGAAAGATAGAAAAAATAATTGGGCAGGTACTAAAACAGGAAATATAGGACAAAGACAAAAAGACGGTAGTGTTAAAAAAAATGGCAAAAAGACTATTAAAGAATTTGGTTTAAGATTTAATATTTGGAGAATTTTAAATGAAGGTGGCTGGAATAATAAAGATATATTAACAAAAAAACACCCCGCTACTTTTCCCGAACAATTAGCAAATGACCATATTGTATCTTGGAGTAATGAAAGTGATTTAATTTATGACCCTTTTATGGGAAGCGGCACAACCGCTAAAATAGCTTTACTTAATAACAGGAATTATATAGGGAGTGAAATATCAAAAGAGTATTGCGATATAATAAAACAAAGAATAAATCTTGATTAAACTCCGACCATACCAAAACGATATTATTCAATCTTTGCGCAACTCATTTAAGAGAAACCGCAGGACTATACTCTGCGCTCCGACGGGCGCAGGTAAAACGATAATGTTTACTTACTTAATTAGTGAGCATCTAAAGCGTGGAGGTAACGTCCTAGTATTAACTCATAGGAGCGAGCTATTGAAACAAGCGGGTAGCTCATTCGAGAAATTTGGACTAACCCCCGTATATATTACGAGCGGATCAAAGCCAGACCTACAAGCAAAGCTACACGTTGGAATGGTAGAAACAATAGACAGACGCAAAGAAACCTATACAAATTTCCTAGCGTCTAAAAGCCTAGTAGTAATCGACGAGGCGCACTTGAATATATTTACAAAACTACTCCCTTTAATTAATCCGCTTGCTTACGTAATAGGCGCAACGGCTACTCCAGAGCGAAAGGGTAAAGCTGCCGTATCTCTTGACGAGTTTTATACCGCTATAGTGCAAAAAATAGATACGCCCGAACTTATTAAAATGGGTTTCCTATGCTCTGCAAATAGCTACGGCGTGCCAATAGATACTAAAGGACTAAAGCGCACAGGAGCGGATTTTGATACCGCAAGCTATTACGAGGATAACAAAACATATATCGGAGTCGTAGATAACTGGGTACGGTTAACAGAGAACACAAAGACCTTATTGTTTGCATCGAATGTAAACAGCTCTAAAGTCGTTTGCGCTCAATTTAATGCTAGAGGTTACGAGGCAAAACATATCGACGGAAACACACCTAAAAATGAGCGAGAGGCGATACTAGAATGGTACGATAAAACCCCGAAAGCTATTATCTGTAACTGCGGTATTTTAAACGCAGGTTTTGACCAGCCAGACATTGAGACTATAATACTATACAGAGCTACAACCTCGCTCCCTTTATTCCTGCAAATGTGCGGACGAGGATCAAGGACTACGACAAAATTAAACTCTTTTAATATCCTAGACTTTGGCAATAATATTAAACGGCTAGGGCATTGGGAGAATCCTAGAGACTGGAGCCTAAAAAAGAAACTTACAAGAGAGCAACCTGCGCCCGTAAAAGACTGCCCGAAATGTAAGGCGATACTATTAGCATCTACAAAGGTCTGCCCTTATTGCGAGCATAAATTCATAAATAAAAAGGAGGCAGAGATTGCTAGGCTTGAGCTAATCAAAAACGAGGTAATTAAAAACTACAGCGAGATGTCAAACGCAGAGCTTGCGCAGGCGGTACATGACAAATACATAACGGCGGCGTGGGTATTGCATCGTAAAACCTGCCGACAAGACGCTAGAGATTTTCTTGAGGCTGTAGGATATAAAAAGTCTTTCGAGTATGTAAATAAAAAAAGATTTAAAGTTTTTAGTTAATTACTCAAATGTTAAAGTTTTGTTAAAATTTGTTAATACTATTGTTTATAACTAGTAAAAGGCTGTATATTTACAAAAACAAAATTAATTAACTAAACTATTTTATTATGACAACTTTAAACTTAACACAATTAGAAACTGAAGTACTAACTATAATCTCTTACGGTGACGAATACGAAGAGACACCTACAGAGTGTTTTGAGAACATCTTAGACTCTTTTAATGGCACTAAGAATCAACTTAAAGGTGTTATAGGTTCTCTAGAGAAAAAAGAACTTATTTGGATAGGAGAGTTTCCTAACGGTCAATCTTCTTACCACTTAGACACAGAAATATAATAACCAACAGGGGAGCTAACAACTCCCCTTTTTAAAACTAAAACAAAATGAAAAACTTACTACAAACATTGCAACCAGATTTAAAGGATAAGCTAGACCTTATGATTTTACAATATCCGCACAGCGCTAGAACAATAGTGCAAGAGCTTGAGGCAACCGATAACGTTTACGACGTTACGTTTTTAACTATGGCAACCATGCAGAAATTTCTAGGGGTTAACCTAGACGATTTTTACTTTATCTTTGAGCCAGATGTTGAGCGAGGTTAAAATACATTAAATTATGGAGATTTACAAGACAACAAATAAAAAAACAGGTGAGTACTATATAGGTTTAAATACAACCTCTGATCCTAACTATTTAGGTAGTGGAGTTGAATTAAAAAAACAAATTGAAAAATATGGTAAAAAAAATTTTATAAAAGAAATACTTTGTTTAGTTACATCTAATTCAACAGATGAAAATATATTAAGAAAAATAGAACACGCTTATATATTAAATCATATATACAATAAAAATTGCCTAAATAAATCTATTGGCTATAACAAAGCAAAAAAAACAAAATTTAATTATCATAAAAATAGATACCAAAGTTTAAAGGAAGATTTAAAAATGGTTTCACAAATAGCAGGCGTTTACAAAAGTGATGGAATAACTCCTTATGATGGTTATGGTAATATAATTATATATAATGGAATTGAATATATCAAAGAGCAAATTCGTTATGCAATCAAATTTCGCAATGATGCTTAGCGAGGTTAAAATACAAACGCAGATTTTCCAATGGCATTGGAATAGCTACCCAGACGAGCGAGGTTTACTTTGCTATAACCTAAATAACTCTGCCAACAAAATAGACGGCAATAGAAACAAAGCGCTCGGATTAATCAAAGGGCGCTCCGATATGGTTTATTATTATCAAAGCTCTGCCTATATGATTGAGTTAAAAAACGCTAAAGGAAAGCAAAGCAAAGAGCAAATACTATGGCAGGAACTATTAGAGTCTCAAGGATTCACATACGTAGTTATCCGCAGCCTACAGGAGTTTAAACAATTTAAGGACAATCTATGTTAAAAACAATTAGAGACGCAGTACAAAGAGTAACAAGGCTAAGTATAAACAAGGATACACGAGCGAGGGAGTATGTTATGGCTAGGTGCCTATATTATCACTTTGCTAAAGAGTTAACTAAAAAGTCACTTACTGAGATAGGAGCGTCAACGAAACACAATCACGCTACAGTAATACACTCGCTTAAAAAATTTAATGTACATTACAAATTTGACGAGGATTTTAAAAAGCATTATAATATTTTAGTTAGTATATTACAGCCTACTCCCTCCGCCGAAGATATTAT